AAATATTGAAACGTTCTGACATTTTGGTATATTATACCACAAGGGCGGGGTATTGTCAATGCAAAAAAATACCCTGCCCAAAGAATGGACAGGGTATAGTTTTTGCGAAGGTTTAGGTTTGTTATGTACTAATTTTAAAAGTAGGTGTAGTAATATATGCTTGTCTTTGGCTTCCAGTAGCTGTACCAGTCATAGTTCTAGCCGATAAGGTTGCATTTAATATATTTAATTGTCCTGGATTAGTCGGACCTGTGTAATAAGCACTAGTTGTGCCTACCGTTAGTTCAAGATACTCACCGCCTGTACCGCTTCCTCCTGGTGGTGCAACAGCTCCAGTACTAGAAGTTATATAGAAACTACCGTATGCTCCAGCAGTTAACCTCATATTAACATAAGTATCTGCGGTTATTGCTCCACTAAAATTAATAATGGCGTCAACGGTTTCTCCAGGCTCGTATATTCCGCTGGTCATAGTAACTGAAGTTACCAAGGGGGCAACGGCTCCCGGAGGCGTATAACCACAAGAAGGAGCATTACTCTGAATAACTTGATGATAGCTACCACCACTTCCATTAGCATATTGTCCGTATCTTGTATACCCAACGCAGTATTCACTTAACAAAGTACCTGCAGCTGGCGGTGCTACATAACCACAACTTGGACTATTGTTTGTATCTTCATTATAAGTACCACCACTACCGTCTGCTTTAGTAACTCTATAAGTATAAGGTGCGCTGCCATAAGCAACACAACCTTGACTTATTATAGTGCCTGCAGCTGGTGGTGCTACATATCCGCACGTTGGGCTGTTGTTTTGAACTACTTGTGCATATGTCCCACCACGTCCGTTGTTGTAGCTTTGATATAGTGTATATCCACTACCACAATATTGTCCACCACTTGTAGTACCGGCATCATAAACTACTTTAAACCTTGCTGATCTAATATTATTGTCGTAATTAAACTTAACCCATAAACGTTTGTCGCCTATTGTTTGACTACCTTGAGCAGTTGCACCAGTAATATAGTTATAGAAATAACCACTAGCACCAAGTGCTGCAGTTCCTGTAAAACTTGTTGGTTGAGCGTCCCATTCATTGGTAATTTGAAAAGTAAATCCAGTATTTGGAGCGCCAGGACCAATAGTAATAGTCATGTAACCGTTTAATGGAACTATATAATCACCCCAAGCATCGCTTTCAATAATCACTGACTCGTTATAGCTAAGAGGAGTTGTACTAGTATCATTAATTGAGACATAAGCACCAGCTAGGCCATTATTCATAGTTATTTGAAAATACTCAGTACCTTCTGTGGTAGCATCAGCCGTTACATTATAATTAAGACTACTACCATTTTGAACGCTTCCAGTTAAACTAGCTCCACCAATATCAGCTGAAGTAACTCCTGAAATAGTATAACCAAAAAATCCAGGTTGATTAGTGTTAAAAGTAATTGTAAAATTTCCACTTTCATTTACATTTGTGGCTGAACTTGTAAATGAATATGTTGGTGCTGGTGTTAGACTAGTATCATTAATTGAAACTGTTGTTGAAACTGCTCCATTATTTAATGCAATATTAAAATACTCAGTACCTTCTGTGGTAGCATCAGCCGTTACGTTATAACCAAGACTACTACCATTTTGAATAGTTCCAGTTAAACTAGCTCCGCCAATATCAGCTGAACTAACTCCAGTAATTGTATAGCCAAAACTTCCAGGTTGATTAGTGTTAAAAGTAAGTGTAAAGCCTCCGCCTTCATTTACATTTGTGGCTGAACTTGTAAACGAATACGAGGCAGGATCTTGTACAAAAAATCCTAGTGAGGTGTAAATTGTTCCAGTAGATCCACTTGGTCGTAAATAAATTTGACCATACTCAGTAGGTTCTGTTACACCGTCATTACTAATTATAAACTCTAAAGCAAATTGTAGATTACTGCTTTTAAGTCCAGATGTTGGGAAACTAAATGAACCGGTGCTACTTTTAGTAATATTAGTATATTGAGGTCCACCACTAATATTAGTTTCTGGATCAAAATAGCGCATACTAGAAATATCTGCTAAACTTAATGGGCCTGCGGTTGGGCCTAAGTTTACTCCTTCCCACTCCCAGAATACTGGGTGTGCATAATCCAAACTAGAAGTAAATGTAATTCGTAATGTTTGCCCCTCTGGAGTATAGTCAATATTTCTACTTATAGAGTATACTTCTGCAGGCCTAGAAGTATCGTTTATATATACTGTATTAGGATAATTATGTACTCTTGTGCCTAAGGGATAATCTAAGGATACTTGAAAAATTTCAGTACCTTCTAGTAATACGTCGGCTACAGGAGTCATTTTAAATACCGCTAAGCCGCCACTATCTAAAGCGACTCCATTATAGCTTCCACTTGTATACCAAGGACTCAAGTTAAGATCTGCAAATCCTGCACTAAGTACATTAATTCTGGGATATACTATGGTTCCTGCAGGAAGATTTGTGGCCGTTATAATCCACACATACTCTGTACCTTCATCTAAATATACCACTCCGCTAGTTTGTGAACTTGGATTGTAAATATTAAATACTGGTATAGGAGTAGTTGAGTTGTCTATAATATTAAAGTTTAGATAAGTTGAGGGGGCGTTCGTTAGTGCAATTCTAGCGGTTTCTTTGCCTTCAGTTGTTAAATCTTTCTTTAGTACTAATGCTGCACTAGCTATTCCATTAAACCCATTATCTGCTTGAGCATTTGCCTCGGTGCGTGCAGCTATTGTAAAAGTGCCACTAGTTTCTTGGATAAAATCCGCGGTGGTAGCTGATCCAATATAAGAAAAATTCCAAGGAATTTGTGTATTTGCAGCAATATTTTTTGTTTTTAATTGAAATGATACTGCAGTAGGATTTCCATTAGTAGTTTCATTAAACTCTGCTATGTTGTTGTTGTCAGTGCTATCTGGTGTTGATATAAACGATAAGCTATATGCCACATCTTCAGTTAAAGATACTGTAGCACTTGCTAGCCCATTGTTTAATGCTAATGTTAACGTTTCAGTACCTTCTGCTATATAATCTTCTGCTATATTTATGGTAATAGTACCAATATTATTAATTATCCTAAAGTAACCTGTCAAAGACCAGGGGTATACTATTTCTTCACTACTAGGAAGAGTCGTACCGTAGTTAGCACCACTTCGTCTAACTTGACTAATATCATTAACGGTAATATTAGTTCCTGTAATAGTATAAGGAATCTGAGAGTTATCTTCTATTCGGGCAGTAGTTAAAGTAAAAACTACTTCATTACTTGAAGTAACAGTATTACTTTCAGATACTGTTGTTTTATTTACAGTAAGGTTGAAAGTAGCTGGAAAAGCACTACCAGTATATCCTCGGTCAAGTGGGCCAGTATCTATTGCTAGTACGCTAATTTTATACTGCTGACTCAGAAAACCTTGATAAGAATTACTGCCGTAGTTCCACAAAGTTCCAGAAGCTAGTCCTGGTATTGTATCACCAAATCCTAATGTTTGAGTAGCTTGGCTGGTTACTTTAATGGTTCTAGTTCGTATTGTGCTAGTAGTTCCTTTATCTGTTCCATCGTCTACTCGTTGAACCATGCTTCTGTAAATATCAAAATAGCCAAGCCCATTGTTGATTCTATAATAAATCTGAGATGCTGTAGGTATTAAAAAAGCAGTATTACTAGGCGGAGAACTAGTGTTTACAGAAAACGATCTAATGTCGGCGCCATTGTAGTCAGGTCCTGCTGAACCTGTAGGGGGCGGTATTTGCCAATCTTGAAAAGAGTAACTTTTTAGTTGAATATGTAATTTTGCAGAATCGTACATACATTTAGCTGTACTATCAAATACTTGCATACCATAGCCGTTGCTAAGTATATTACTACTTACTTCTTTATTTGAAAAAAAGTATACTTTTGGTATAGTTGCTAGTGCTTGTGCACTAGTTGCTGTTGCAAACCAACGATCTGGAACTATTGCAAATATTGAAACATATTGTTCCCCCGTTCCTGGATAGGGTAAAATATCTGTTTTAGGATTATTTAATAAGTGTATTGGGCCTGCTCCAGCAGTACTACCGCCTGGTTGATTTATTCCTACATCTTGTGTAAAATACCAAACACCACTATCATTACTGCGAGGTAATGTATATACAAAAAAACAATCGCTAATATTTGGAGCTATGTATCGTAACTCGTAAACTTTCCAAGTATCGCCTGTATAATAGGGCTGACTAACATAACTACTTGGTTGGTAGGGGGCATTATTTGCAAAAGTATTAAAATCATAAGCGTTTGCAGTAACATCTACGTTTTTATAATTTTGCCCAAAAAAGTTAGTAGTACCAGCAATTGATCCGGTAAAGTACCATGGTTTAACATTAGAATCGTCAATAACTAATTCACCATTAACATTATTAAATTTAAATCCGTAAGTCATCGTGCCATTACCATTAAAATTGTTCCACGTCTAACGGACGGCGGAATACTTGGGTTGATTTCGTTATACTTTATTTGTGGGTATCCGCTGACGCCGTTATCTATACCCTCATACCAATGATCACCGCCGTATAAAGTTATTATTTTTAATTTTAATCCTTGTAAATTTGCTTTTCCACCTACACCATTATAAGTAACATATCTATCAGCACCGCTGCCTGTTATAAATAGTGTTAAAAACTCAACAAAAACTCCAGACTCACTACTTGAATCGTAGTAGGTATTACCTAAAGCATCATTAATCTGCATACCGTACATAAGTACTCCTTAAGATAAGTCACCAATTATAACTCGTGGCTTACCACTGTTACTGCTATCCCAGACTTCGATTTTATTATTATATAAGCGTATTCTATCGCTAGTACCTGGACGGCCAATAAACAGTTTCTCCGCATCAACACTACCCGTTACTAATTTTTCACTAGTAATAGTGTTTTCAACAATTAAGCTACCTGGGATATAAGTAGTCATCAGTGCCCAAGTAATAGGAGTAACACTAGTACATTGATAAACTTTAGCACCATTATAGTTGTTATAACTAACAGTTGCAAGATCTCCGCGTACTGGGCTTCTGCCAATTACTGCCTCTACTTCTGCGTTTGTAGGCGCCGCATCCGAAGAACCTACAGCAGGTCGTTGAATTATATAACTTGCCGCACCTGGTCCTCCGGTAGTACCTAGTGTGCCATTATAAGAAACTGCTCTAATAGGATAAGTACTGCTTGCCCAATTAAGTGGGCTTGTTACAACTGTACCAGCAACAGAAAGTGGAATAGTTATTGACCACAAAGTATATCCGGGATTACTATTTGAAGGAATACTTGTTTCCCAGCCCCCGTCTACTACAAAGTCGGGATTACCCCACGTATAAGTACCGGCAGTTGGACGAGCTGGAGGACTAGAACCACTAGTCCATTGGTAAATAGCTGGGAAAGCAGACATTTTACCAGCAACACCTGCCTCACCTTTTGCCCCATTATACAATATAGGCATTGTGATAGTTTTGGTTAAATTAGTTACTAAATTACCCCCGCTAACAGTGAGTGTAACAGTTACGTTAATTGCGGTATCACTAGGGGTTATTGTAATGCTTGTCCCCGTGCCGCTACTAGGACTACCACCTGTAACTACCCAGGCATATTGGGCTTCAGTTATATTTTGCGTTGTTGCTGTTAATGTAGCGTTTAAAGGTGTGAAAACAAGTGATGCATTTTGTACAAAACTAGTATACCCTGAAATATCAATAACTTGTGCAGTAGCAGATATTGGCGTAGCAGTTAACTGATTAGAAACAGTATATACCTCTTCTTCAATATCACTAATAAAGGCATATTTGACATAATAAGGTGTGCCTGATACAAACGGAATTGCTGTAGCTTGACCATTAGGTAACCCAGATATAGTAATAGACAGACTTAATCCATCAAATACCAAGTTGGCATCTGATGGAGTAAAGCCTACTCCAGAAGGTCCTGCTACTGCAGAACACCATACTTTTACTTTAATTAAATCATCTCTAACATCGTCTGTTCTAATTGTATCGTATGGGGTATCTAGTTTTAGTATTAACGAGTTTACGCCTGGAAATAAGGTTCCTGCCATGTCTATTCCTTAAACAATTGTTTTAATTTTAATTAAAGCATATGAACTTGCAGCACTGTAGTTATTAGTTTTATCTAATATCCTACACTCTACCTTATAGTCAATACCGCCCTCAGAAATACGAGGTATTGCTACTTTTTCTAAATCTAAAAAGCCTTGCCCTTGACTTTGTACTTCTGGTATAATTGGTGTAGTATCCCATAAGTCTGTAGTAACAGTACTTTTGTATAACCTATATGCATAAGCTTTAAAATCACTCTGTTGATTTACAATAGTAGGAGTTATTACAATATAAGTTTGTTGTAAATCTATTGCAAGCGTTGGTGAGTTATTGAAATTTTTGTTTTTACCATCATTAGTAAAAGCATAATCCATAGACCACGGCCCTGCAATTTCATTAGTATTACCTAAGTATCTTGCACGTACTTTATACTTTAATCCTGAAGTTAATCCGTCAAAAGTATAGCTGCTTGTTTCTTTATTAATAATATGTGTTTCGCCAGGATTAGCAGAGAAAGCCGGTATGCTCCCTTCAATAATATCAAACTGTACTCTAGTTGCTATTGCAGGCAAATCGCTAGGATTTGTAAAAGACACAATAGCTTTGTTTTGATAATTACCAGGAGATATTTCACTACTTACAACGCTGCTAGCAGTTACACTATTTATAATAGGTGATTTAGTAATAGTATTCTTTATTAACGGAATATTAGTATTAGTTGTAGTTATGTTAGGGTTATATACTACTAGACCACTAAGATCCATAGTATAAATATCTGGAGAATAGTCTACTAATGTTAATCTAGCGCTATAATTACCACTTGGCTCAATGCCAATAACAATACACTCTTGTGTTGTTGTAGAACTTAAACCAATCATAAATAAGTTATCTGATTCTACACCATCTGCTAAAGCTATTGTAGGTACTGTGATTGTAGTAGTATATCCAGTTGTGCCACTATACGTAAAAGTTCTACTGACACTTCCACTACCATTTGTGGTAGTTAAATAATTAGTTCTAATTAATATAGTATAAGCGGTGCCGTTAGTTAAAAATACTGGTTCGCGTAAAGTTAAACTAGCGCCAGTAATACTGTCACCTACTCCATCACCTAAGCGACCGCTTCCAACACCCCACTGGGGTACGCTGTGACTAATTTTGACTTTGTCACCACGAGTACACACTAAGTGCTCAAAATCTACATTAATTGTATATGTTTCGGGACGTAATTTAAGTTGCGCAAAATGCCATCTAGCTAAACGAATAGCTTGATCCGTATTAGTTACGCCTGGTAAACTTAATTGTTCAAATAACTCAGCTCCTTTTACAGAGCCACTTGTTGTAGGGCCGTAGCCATAATTATAAATAATAAATTCGCGTACTTGATAAGCATTACTTTCATCGTTAATACTAATGCGAAAAGCGTGTGGCAAAATTGGCAAAAGTTTAGTGGATTCAAAACCCCAACTGTTATGCTCAGTAAAGTGTTGAACTGTATGTGAGCGAGGACTATCTATGATTACACCCCACTTACCATCAATATATGAAGGACTGGCTTTACCAGCAGCACATATATCACGTAGTGTATCCATTACACTTTGAGTACTAGTTAAGACGCCGTTATACGCAAATTTAGGCGCATATATTCCAGTACCATTTCCAGTAGTGCCACCAACTACTTGTACTTCAAAACTATCGCCAATACCGTATACGATACCACTAGTACCAGCTAAATAATTCCAGCCAGTTTGTGGAGTAGATCCTAGATTACTAATAGTATATGATCTACCTTTAACCATGCTTGTGGTAGTTACAGTTTGAGGTACTGGATTACAAAAGTTATGCCATGCTGTTAAATTATCTATATCTAGTTGCGAAAACTTTACTCGAAAGGCGTTTGCTGGATGAGTTAACACGTAAACAAATAAACTTGCAGGATTATTTGTAGCACGTAAATTTTCCCAACTGCTAGTGGCTCTATCGTAATCCCATGTAATAGTTTGTACTAGTGCATTGATTCCATCTATTTGTCCGTTAATTTTATTATTACTTTGAATACGCACGGCAGTTTTAGCTAGATAACACCCAGGAGGGTTTATCATAGGCTGTTCTAGTTTATCATAGCCCACTACACCGCTTAATATGGCTTTGTGAAACTTTTTCTGATCTACTTCATCTTCAGTTTCGTCACTAGTTGTACGACGAACACGTACTTGATATCTTGCTCTTGCTAAGTTTTCTACTGAGTGTACCCAGTTAAAAGCATCTTTGCGCTTTTCAAACCAAGCACCTTCGCCAAAAGTAAGAATAGTATTTGCACTAGCAGCTAAGTTTAGACCATTATTTGCTAAGTAAGTAATCTTAGCCGCAATTCCCATATCATTAGCTTGATTGTCTACACCGCTTAATGTAATACTATGTGTCCCAGCTTTTAATTTAATAACGCCTTTAATACTACTAATTCGGCCACTTCCTTGCTTGGGGATCTGTACTGCGCGTACTCCATCAATCAATATTTCGCCTTGATCATCTGCTGCAGCTTCTACTGTATAGTATCCGCTATAAGGGAAATTAACATTAGAAATTACTTTAACCCAACTACCTCCATAACCACTTGCTGCAGGAGTAGTATACGTAGTACCCCAGACACCATAGTCATTCAAAAACTGACCCCATACACCGTTGGTTTTACGAATAACTCCGCCAGCAGATAAAGCATCTAAACTACTCCAAATGTCAACTGACGCAGCTGAAGGGTTAACTCCGCTACTTTCTGAATAAACTCTGCCTGACTTAATTTTAATAGTTTTAATGGCCGTAGTACCCCAAATAACACTATCTCCACTACCGGAATATTCTTGTGTACTAACGTCTTCCCAAGTTAAACCTGTAAAGCCGTTATAACCCGTTACATGGTCTGTAAGTAGTGTGTATGCTCCATTACTACCTTGATAAAAAGTATAAAGGGGTAAATATCCAGGAGGAAGTTCTGGCAAATATCCTTTTATGGCATAGCTGTTTGTCAGCGAATTGTACCCTGTATTTGCATATAAAGCTTGTAGAATATCACTGGCATTAGCCCCTAAAACATCTGTAGGTGCTCCGTCAAACCTAGCAGTGCCTCCGTTAGGACTTAAACAAAAAGTTGTATAACGATAAAGAAATAAACCGTTATCGCTGGCATCTGTTGGTGGAGTTAATTCATATAAAGTAAATGCAGTGGCATCACTAGAC